GATGTACATCTTCTTGACCCACCAACCACCCACTCCTCCGGGGTTGGCTGTGCAGCGCATGCACAGGTGTTGCTGGAGTTCAGGGTCAGTAGAACGAAGACGAGAACGCAGGTAATCCCAAACATAGCTGGACGGGTATTGTGTGATTTCATCTACGCCAATCCAATTGAAAGCCTGTCCTTGAAAGCGGGTTACATCTTTGTCCCTGTCTAGGTACGTGAACCATAGCGTTGCCCCAGATGGAAACACCCACGTTGACTTTGCTTCACGGAAGATTGCACCGGGGAACGCCTTGGGGTATAGTTGTTTAGCTTTGTCGATAAGTTCTGTTAGTTCGTCGAGTGTACGTCTTAGAAGAAGGCCACGATGGTTAGGGTTGTGGCAATAGCGTAACGGGTCAGCAAGCAGGGCAAAACTCTTGCCCCCGCCAGCGGCACCACCATATAAAACATCTTGCTCACTGGCAGAAAGGAAATCTTCTTGGGGGCCGGGGTTGGGCTTGAAGATGACAGGAGAGCCATCCACGAGGTCTTCCACTGCTGGGGGTAGCGCAGCAAGGTCCCCTTGGTCAACAACCCGTGTCTTTGTTCCCTTGAGAGCATCCTCTACCTTCTTAGCAGACTGTTTTAGCCGTTTGACCTTTTTTCTTTTTGTCTGGGTCTTTATCTCTTGACTAGCAGCAGACTTGGTTGCATTCCGCAACTTGGCTTGCACAGAACGCCGCGCACGTTCCCTGTCAGTGGTCTTGTACTGTGCCGTGGGTTGGTTCGGGTCTTTCTTAGGTCGCCCCGGTCCACGGGGCTGGTCCAATGTCGCGGGGTCGGGCGGGACAAGGACACGTTTGCGGGGTTTAGTCGCCATTTTTGTTTTCAGAACTTCCCGAAGCTGTGCGGCCTCGCTGGGGTTTGAAATTTGTATAGTATTCAGAATAAGGATAGCGATACACAGTTTCGTTGGGAGTGGCTGATAGGTTCACGTTCTTATCAACAGCATATCTTGCTGCATAACCTTTCTTTGCTGCACCCGCACTATTGGTAGCTGCCTTCAAGTCTGCCTTCAATGACTCTATTTGTTTGGAGTTGTCCACCATTGTCTCTCTTCCCATCTGTGTCTGGGACAACATTCCTGACTTCAGCGTCTTTGCACCCAAGGTTGACTTGGAAAGGGTTTTGATTTGGTCCCGCAACTCTCTTATGCCACGGTCTACCCCTGCAGCGTACTGTGCGGGGGTAACTGTTTTTGCTTTATCCATCTATCACGACCTCTTTCTTTGGTGGCAGCAGGACAACGCCGTGGACTGCCTGTACATTATGATTGATTGTTTCCTGTTTACCCAACCCAACACGGTTCAGGATGGCTTCAGCGGCCTTCATACGCAGGTCATCACCGCGTTCGATGGCTGGGGTGTCTATCAGGTTCACCAACTTGTTCGCGGCCTTTAGGGATTGTCCCGCCAGCATGGTGCGAGTGCGGTCCACAATCTCGTCAGCAAGGCGTTCGCGCAGCCACGACACGGAAGTCTTGGAATATCCGGCTGATTCGGCTGCTGCGTTCACATTTCCACCATTCTCGAACAGAACTTCCAAGAAAGACTCCTGTTTTTCGGTTAGGGCGGGCTTGCGATTGTTGGTTTGGGGAAGAAGATTCATCAGATACCTGCTACTTGCTCACATCTATACTTAACTTCGTAGGGTGGGGGTACGATAAAGGCTACATCGCGTATCATTTCGGCAACCCGCACCTCACACGACTCTTCGGTACGGTATGGACCACGGGTATCGTGGGCTTCTATGCAATTTGGTACGGGACCTATCGAACATATCAGTATCAACGCCGCGAACATGTGGGTTTCCTTTCGTACACACCTCTATTTTAAGGGTATTTAACCTTTGTGTCAACAAAAAAATAAAAAAGGTTGACAAATGCGAATTTTGACTGTACAATGGGCATAAGCCCGCCGGGATACATCCCCATACTCCCCCCCACACTACGGGTTCGCGGGGTTTCCGTGGGTTCCCCCGTGGGTTTTCCCTACGTGTTCGCGGGAAACACGTATCGGTAACCTGAAAATACAAAAAATATGTCGGGTTTGCATAGCATATGCCGGGGGGGTGGGGTGTCCCTTGCGTACCCGCGCACAGTCATATTTTTTTATAACATATCATTGATAGTTTGGTTATTTGCTAGACCGCCAAAACCCCCAAACCCCAGCAACAAACACCCAGACCCACACACACACACACGCCCGCGCACCCGCGTGGCTTAATTTGTCACGGGTAACTTGTGCCTGTTATTATAGGGCGGTGTCCTTCGGTCTTAGTATTCATAGCTTCCGGAACTACACCCAAAACAACAAAAGCCCAGCAATAACAACAACCCGCACGGAATATTAACGCATGCCGCACAAAAAGACCCCCGCCACAATGGACGGGGGCAAGTTAAGGGAGGAACCCGCCGATAAACCCCAGCGGGAAAGGGTACACGTTCGCGGCTGGTTAAGCCTTGGCAACCTTATAGCCGTTCGCCGGATTCGCTTTCTTGTATGAATCATGCTCACCTGCAATCCCTACAGACTGGTCAATCTTCTGGCCTGAATCCAAGTAAATGTTGACTTCAAATTGCGTACCATCCTGATTAGCACCATAAAGCTTGAACACGTCAAAACCTTTGTGCTTTACACGTTTAGCACCAACAAAAGAATTTCCTGTTTTCTTATCGTTATAAACGTCTTTCTCATGTGCGAATATATCAACTTGCATTTTACTTTCCTTCTCTTAACTGGTTAAACCGGACGGGCAAACCTGCCCGCCCGTCATTATAAGCACAGGTCAGCCAGTCTTGGCAAGCCTATATATCTTTTGGTATCGCGCCGCCGTTCCCGAAACATTGCGAATTTCCAGATTCATACCATCGCGCTTGAGGTTATGAATCATGGCATATACGTATTGCTTCGATACGCCAAGGTTGCCCGCCAAGGTTGGGGCGGCTTGAAACCCGCGCTTTAACATGACAATCAATTGCTGTTCCTTGCGGCAAAGCTTACGCGATTTCTTGACGGGTTCGAGAGGTTCCCCGTGCATGCCAGTCGCAACACCCATTGCATTGTCAATGTACTGGTCTTGCTCTTCATCTGTACCAAACACGACATCCAATAACGCCTTGCTTCGTTTATCTGCTTCAATGCCTTTTTCAATCAGGACAAGCTTTCGTTCATCTTCACGAACCGCCGCCTCAATACGATTAGCAAGGTTGGCAAGTTCTGCGGCAAGTTCGGCTGGTATTCCTTTGGTAATATTTGACATGGTTTTTTCCTTTCCTATGTCTATGCGATAAACACTGCCCAGATAATCAGGCAAATTAAAACGACTGTAACAGTCCGATAGATTACGTATAACGCTTCCATGCTTACGCGGCAACCTGTTCTAGATGATTCCATGAATCACTATTCAACACTGCCCGCACGTCATCGTTGCGCTTTCGCTGTACCATATGGAATTTAGCGGTCTTGGTTCCTGACTGGCGAACCTTCCCGTCATTACCTTCCCATTGTTCGTTTGTATGGGTTGCCCAATGGGTCAAAGCATTATAGCCCGCCCACATGGTCGAACCCAGTTCCTTTTGTTCTTCGCGGAACCTATGCAAAAGATAGTTCATAAGCTTTTCGTTCACCTGCGAACCCTGCCCTGCATTACTTGCAAGGGTATTCTTTTTGCATATGGATTCGCCCAGTATTTCACCAAACTGTTCAAGGGTCATCTTTGCACTCGCCCAGTCTTGCATCTGCTGGCCTTGGCTAGTCCACATTTCAAGCCCGTTACTGGCCTTGTTTAACATAGCCGTTGGTGACAGATTACGGGTATGCTTGGCCTTTTGCTGGTATGATTTCTGCCCGCCAAACACTAGCGTATTGCGGCACAGGTCACGATACGCCCCGCTAAACACCTGAAACGCCCATGACATATCCACACTGTTGAAAACATCGACGCGGCATCGCACAAGGTCGGTTGAGTCGCCTATCTGCTTTTCAAGGTCATTAAAGTATATGGTACGGTGCGCACGAAGCCCGCCATCATAAAGCCTATCATGTACTTCGACGTTATTTGTGGGAAGTTCCCCAGCATCCAACATCCCCGCATGCTGTTGAAACAAACCATCGTGCGGCACTAGGTTATAACTTTTTGCTACTGGCCTAGTGTCCAAAATATCGCCCGTGGCTTCGTTCATTAACGCTGAATAGTTCGGCATCGGTACGGGTTCCGCTATGGTTGGTTCATTCTCATATGGCTTTATTGCTTCGACTGGCACTCGCCGGATTGCACCAAACTTTTCATATATGCTAATGTCGTTGATGTCCTTGTGAATTAATTGCATCCGGTCACCCATGACTTCAACACGGTCATCATTTGTAATAATATCTAATGGCATTTTTTCATTCCTTAACTTGTTAATGTTACGCGGCAACCCGCCGCCTGATTATTAAAGACACAAGCCCGGCATTAGTGCAAGCAAAAAGATGTCTTCAAAGAAATGGAATCCCGCCCCGCGACTCGCAAAGATTCCCCGCCGCCACCGCACCCAAGCCCGCCCGACAAGCCCACTCGAAAGTAACATGACAGCCCCAAAGTTTTTATTGGCGTGGTCAATTTGTCACGTTATCCCGTAACGGTCACGCCAGACCCGCCAAGTGATAGCCTGTAGTTGGTAGGGCATAATGCCAACGTCTTTTGCTGTATCTTTATACGCATCTTGCAAACCGCGATATTCACGAACACCGATGTTTGTTCTATCGTCAGTTAGTCCGACACGTTCATTATAGGCAATATTTCGGGCGTGACCATCTACTGTCACGTTAAATTCACCCATGATGTCACAAAAAAATGACGTAATCTTTTGACCTTTTAACATCTTTTTTGCACCTACATAATCAGGTTTAACTGCTAAAATATCCCAAGCCTTGCTTTTCATTTTGTGATAGGTTGAGACTTTCACCGAATCTATACCATCGCCGCGAATAAACGCACCGACTAAGGCGTCAGCGTTTTTGACATTACGAATCCATTTGTTATTAGGTGATAACGCGGAAACAACTGCAACGACAATATAAACTGGTACGTTATAACGCATGGCAATATCATAGGCATAATCATAGGCGTTAGAATACCAAGCCATGCCACCCGCTATTTGTTCGGGTGTAGCGTCTAAATAACAATGTGTTATATTGTTTATCATTTTGGGTTTGGATAGTTTGGTAGGACGTTTCATTGCGTCATCTCCACATCTGCGTTTGTTTCTATCCAAACTTTTGCCCCGCAAGATAACGGCTTATAAGGTGAATAAATAACCGTTGATTCCCCCAGAATCTTTATCGCATGACAATAGACATTATCACGACTGGTTTTAACAGTGATAACGGGTTTGTTTTCATC